GGAAGTTGCTGGCCTCGTTGAGCCGCAAGGCGGATTCGAGCGGGCTCTTGCCCAGCGAGGCCAGCTCGTCCACCGTCTGCTTGATGGGCACGCCGGCGGCGCGCTCCATGGCCACGGCCGCAGCGGCGAATTTTTCGAAGCCGCTGGGGTCGACGTTGGCGGCGCCGGCCAGCTGCGTGAGTGCCTCAGCCGCGGCGCCCTGGGTGCCGACCACGCTGCTGACGCGGCGCGCTGCATCCGCCAGCCGCCCGGCCGAGGTGCCGGCGGCATTTCCGCTCAGCACCAGGGCGCGGGTGTAGCCGTCCACCTCTGCGGCGCCCCGGTTGTAGGCCAGGGCCAGCGTGCCGGCTGCCGCCACCGCATAGGTGATGGGGTTGGTGAGGTAGGGACCGATGGCCGAGCCCACGCCGCGCAGGGCATTGCTGACGCCGCCGAACGAGTCCTTGATCTGCCCGCCCTGCTGCAGCAGCACCGTGAGCGGGCTGGCGCCGCCCTGCAGCTGCGTGGCGATGTCGGTGAACTGGCTGGGCAGCGTGCGCAGCGCGGCCGCGGTCTGCTTGGCACTCACATCGCTGGCGGTGCCGATGCGCTTGATGGCGCTTTCCGCCTGCTGGGCCGCCTGGGGCAGGTTGCCCAGGTCGCCGCTCAACCGGACTCGGATCTCTTCGCTGCTCATGGGAGGGTGTGCGGGGCTGAGGTGGTGGAGGGGATCACGGTGGCGGGGCTGCCCGCCGGCGTGGCAAAGGCCTGCAGCGCAGCGCGCTCCATGGCGATGAGGTCAGGCCAGCAGGCACGCAGGGCGCGCCGGCTGAGGCCCTGCATGCTGGCCACGAGGGGCACGGCCGTGTAGTCCAGCCCCACGCGCCCACCCAGGCCGCCGGTGCGCCACTGCGTGTGCAGGGCCATGAACAGGCTGAAGGCCTGCACGAAGCAGGGCCAGAGCTCCACGGGCTGGCCGGGCGGCGTGTCGGCATCGGCATCGGCTGCATCGGGCGGCTGCAGCATGTCGGCGGTGATGCCCATCTCGGCCATGGAGCGCAGATCCGCCGCCGTGGGCGCGGCAGGCCGCTGCTGGCCGCCGGCGCGGCTCAGGCCGAAGAAGGCACGCACCGCCGCCATCATTTTTTTTCGCGGCTTTCGGTGAGGGCCGCCACGTAGGCGCGCCAGATCTCGCGGCCGGCCGGCGTGTAGGCCTCCAGCAGCCTGGCCAGCGCCTCGGGGCTGTAGGGCACGGGGCGGTCGTTGTCGTCCACCGGGCCTTCCCAGGCGGCGATCACCTCGTCGAGGTAGGCCACATCGTCCAGCCGGGTGGCCTGGCCGGCGGCGTCGCTCGGGCGATTGGCCCAGACGTCGAGCGCGGTGCGGCCCTTGTGCCTGAAGGTGAAGCCGATGGGGGCGGTCTGGTCCGAGCCCGGCACGGTGAGCTGCACCGTGGCCTTGAAGGTGGGCGACGGGTTGAGTTTGAAGGTGGGCATGGATCTGGTGATGGGGGGGTAGCCCTGCCGGTGGCTCAGTGCTTGAGCCACTGGCAGGGCCAGCTGGCAATGCACCCTGGCACGGCCCGCAGGCCGGCCGGGGCGGGCGGGGTCATCAGGTCGAGTACTGCGTGGCCGTGGCCGCGAAGGTGATGACGATCTGGTTGCGCAGCGTGTCGTCCTGGATGGTGTTGATGTCCCCCAGCGTCCAGTAGCCGTTGAACACGGTGCGGCTGTTGTTGGGGTAGATCATTCGGCAGGCCGTGGCCGTGGCCGTGGTGCTGGCGGCGCGCACGGTGGCCACCCAGGAGAGGGTCTCATCCGCGTACACCGGGAAGGTGGCGGTGACGGGGCTGCGCCGCGTGGGGATCTGCCGCTGGTTGCGGTCCTGCAGCGTGGTGACGTCTGCAAACTGCTGGTCGCCGCCGCTGATCTGGATGCCAGAGGTGATCTGGCTGATCGTGGTCCAGGCCGTGATGCGGCGGATGGTGCCCGTGCCCGTGCCGGCGGGGTAGGCCGTGGTGTCGTTGGTGAAGATGTTCTCCAGCGTCACGTCATTGACGCTGACCACGCTGACACGCGCAATGCGGCCGGTGAGCAGCGTCCAGCCGGATGTGATCTCGAGGAAGTCCCCGACGACCACGCCGTGACCGGCGGCCAGGGTGGCCACGGCAGGCGTGCTGCTCGTGGCCGAGTTGGTGATGGCGGTCATGTTGACCGCAGTCCCGTAGGTCGACGCAATGGCGACCTGGGTGCCGACAGCGAGGGTGATGGACATGGTGTGTCCCTCCGTTCAGGTGGTGATGGAACTCAGCGCGCCGAAGTGGCGCAGGGTGTAGATGGCGGTGGCGGCGCCGATGCGCTCGTCGAGCGCGTCGTCGTCCCACTGCAGGTCGTGGTCGGTGCTCACGCGCACCTCGGCAGCGGCCAGGGCGGCGCTGCCGGTGATGCGGGCATGCACATCCGCCAGGAGGGTGGCCACCGCTTCATCGGCCGTCACACCCGAGGCGGCGCGAGCAATGCACTCCACGCCGACCGTGGTGGTCCATTCGATGGGCGAGGCCCCGCCCAGCATGGCCTGGCGGCCCCGGCTGCGCAGCAGGTACAGGCTCACCTGTTGAGCCACACCAGCCGCCATGGGACGGTTGCGCTGGCGTTGCAGGTTGCCGGCGGCCAGGGCCGGGGCGGCGGTCAGGTCGGCCTCGATGAGGTCGAGCAGGGTGCGGTGGATGGGGGTGGGCATGGTCAGGCCACCTCCAGCTCGAACACCACTTCGCCGTTGCCGTTGGGCCGGGCATCGGCGATGACGAAGCTGCCCTCGTCCGCCACCACCACCACGCGGCCCACCCAGGGCGCGGCCGGGGCTTGCGCCACGATCACGCGCAGGGTGGGCCGGGTGGCCACGGCGCCAGCGTAGCCCAGCGCTGCCTCGGCCGCCGGGCGGTCGAACAGGCCGAGCACCGCGGTGCCGTCGATGGTGGCGGCCTGGGCGAACTCGTCGGCCGAGTACCAGGCCGTCAGGTCTTCAGCGAAGGCCATGATGCGTCAGGCGTACTTGGGGTGGAACTTGACGTTGGCCGCCACCACCGCCGGGCCGGTGACGATGGTGCCCACCACGCGGATGAAGCCCTGCACCGCCGAGGCATTCACGCAGCGCTTCTGCGCCTGGTTGGCTGCGCCGGCAGCGAAGGCGCCCTCCTGCGGGGTGATGCCGGTGCCACCGGTACCGCCCGAGTCGCTGGCGTGCTCGATGGTCCAGGTGATGGAGCCTGTGAGGGCGCCGGTCTGGACGGTGACGGTGATGTCGCCCTCGGCGGCGCGCACATCCACCCACGCCGAGGTGGCCGCGGCGGTATTGGCCGCGCTCACCGGGTCCAGCAGCTTGGTGATGGCCGCTGCCTGGCCCTGGTTGTGCATCATGGTCAGGAAGCTCCTGCTTTGCCGGCCTTGCTGGCCGGCGCGGGCGCCGGTGCAGGGTCAGCAGGGGTGAAGGTGTCCGCCGCGTCGATGAACTCGACCTTGCGGTACATGGCCAGCTCGTGGGCCAGGGCGCGGGGCAGCTGCAGCACGTCGTCGGGCTCGGGGTCGGCCTGACCCGGCAGCACGAACTGCAGCAGCACACGCACGGCCACCAGGGGCTGCGCCACCACTGCCGCAGCAGCAGCCGGCGCCGCAGCGCCGGCCACCACGGGCATGTCGTCGGTGGTGATGGCCATGGCGATCAGGTGATGCTGGTGCGCTGCGTGAAGGCCGCGGCGTAGCGCAGGCCCACGTCGATGCTCACCATGGCGCGGATGCCGATGATCCCGGCCTGGAAGTTGGCGTAGGGGTTGGTCTCCACTTCGAGCACGCCCCACTCGGCCACCACCACCTGGCTCCAGTCGCCGAACAGCGCGGTGGCTGCGGTGATCTGGTTGCTGCTCATGGCGTTGAAGCCCGCCACCTGGCCGTCCCACAGGTTGCCCATCCAGAGCGGGGTGTCGGTGTTGGCGAAGCGCGAGCGCTGCATCAGCAGGGCCGCCACCGCGGGGGTAGTGACGTAGCCGCCGGCGGCCGGCATCACGTTGGCCGTGGCCACGTCCACCTGCATGCTCAGCACGTTGGCATAGGCGATGCTGGCTGCCGTGCCGGAGCCGATGCCGGCCGTGTTGGTGATGCCGGTGGGCTGGCCCGAGGCGCCCGAGCCGTTGAGCACGCCGGCATCCACCGCAATGGCGCACACGGCGCCCAGGTCGGCGGTGACGATGCCTTCGGCGCTCGGGTCGCTCTGCAGCAGCAGCTGGCGGCTGATCTCGGTGTAGGCGCCCACGGTCTTGGGGCTGAGCGCCATCTGGCCGAAGGTCTGCTGGCTCTCGGTGGCGGTGCTGGCCTCGTTGGCCAGCCACACGGCCGTGGCTGCAGCAGTCTGGCGCGGGATGGTCACGTTGCCGGTGAGGCCGGTGAGGCTGCGCGCGCCCATGCGGTAGGCCACCGAGCGGTTGCGCAGCACCTCGATGAAGGACATGTTGTCCGTGCCCACCAGGAAGCCG